CTATAAAATTGTCAACAACTTCTTCTTCAGAATCTTCTATAAAATTGTCAACAACTTCTTCTTCAGAATCTTCTATAAAATTGTCAACAACTTCTTCTTTAGTTTCTTCAATATAATTGTCAACAACTTGTTCTATAGTTTCTTTAGAATAATTGTCAACAACTTTTTCCTTAGATTCTTCAATAAAATTGTCAACAACTTTTTCTATAGTTTCTTTAGAATAATTGTCAACAACTTCTTTGTTTAATTCTTTAGAATAATTGTCAACAACTTTTTCCTTAGATTCTTCTATAAAATTGTCAACAACTTTTTCCTTAGATTCTTCTATAAAATTGTCAACAACTTTTTCCTTAGATTCTTCTATAAAATTGTCAACAACTTCTTTGTTTAATTCTTCAATAAAATTGTCAACAACTTCTTCATTAGTTTCTTTAGAATAATTGTCAACAACTTCTTCATTAGTTTCTTTAGAATAATTGTCAACAACTTCTTTGTTTAATTCTTCTATAAAATTGTCAACAACTTCTTTGTTTAATTCTTCAATAAAATTGTCAACAACTTTTTCCTTAGATTCTTCTATAAAATTGTCAACAACTTTTTCCTTAGATTCTTCTATAAAATTGTCAACAACTTTTTCCTTAGATGCTTCCATAAATTTGTCTACAACTCTTGAGATTGATTCATCAATATTATCATACGGTATATAATTATCTGGTGATGGTTTAGGAGATATTAAGTTTACAAATGTATTAAGAAATCTATAAAAAAAATTAGTTGGTTCTTTAGTATTCATTATAATATAAATAAATATATTTTATTTATTTATATTTATTTATAACCACGACAATAAAATTAAGGATTGTATGCATCTTTACTTCCCGTAAAATACCATCTTAATGATAAATATTTACTCATTTTATTTGTGAATGAATTAGAACCATACATTTTTAAATTTGGTCCTGAATTAACTAAATTTGAAATAGCAGTTGTTCCCAGGGCATAATCATAATACCATAAATTAGAAATATAACCATCAAATCCGCCATTCATAGCCACAAATACATCACCATAATTTTGTTTTGGAACTCCATTTAACTGAACACTTTTTGTAATTGTGCCATTAATATAAATATCCAATTTATCATTTTGACACCTTATAATTACATTTATCCATTTATTTAATGGTATATTTGGTATAACAACTTCTTGATTTATATCATTAAAAGTATTCATAATTACAACTAAAGCATTTGTATTCGGAGAAATATATAACCCTGGCGCGTTATTTGGAAAGTTAAGACCCGTATTCGTAAGTTGGTCGTTTCCTTTATGAAATATGTGTCTATATTGCCCAGATAAATATTGCAAATTATCGATAAATATCCATGTAGACCACGTAAACTCAACGCCATTAGTTGCGTTAACCGACCTGTTTATTGGAACCGCATTTGATGAAGTTGGATCTTGTGGAAACATAATCATATTTTTGGCATCAATCATTCCATTAATTAATTTAGGCGATTTTGCTGGTGATAATAACCACCCTAAAAATGATATTCCTAAACGTAATAAAATAATAAAAATAAACAAAACTAACAATAAAAACGATACTCGAGCAACTAAAGTCGTGGAACTCAAAAAATCAGTATCTCCATAACTTATTATATTTGCCGAAAATCTATTAAATGGTGATACATTTAGACTATTCATTATATATTATATTGTATAAAAAAAGACTAAAATTGTTATTAAAACGTTGAATTACTTTGGGTAACTCCATTTTCAACTATTGATATACTTACCTTATAATTTCCAAATAGGTTTCCTAACATAGTATTACCGTAACCTTTTACATAATTATTCCACACTTCTTGCGGATTTAATGCGTTAGACCAATACTGAAATTTAGAAGTCCACCCATTAAACCCTCCTTTAGGTGTCACATAAATACTAGAATTAGTATTTATCATTGCTATTCCAGGCATAACACACGTTCGAACCAATTTTCCATCAATATATAAATCAAGGGAACGTCCATAAACACTTACAACCAAATTTACCCATTTTTGTATTGGAACATTTGCGATGTTACACGTATGAACCACCGATTTACCATTGGTGGATGTAGGAACTGTATCTAGTCCCGGATAACATCCAACCGCAACAGATACGTTATTCTCAATCGCGCCTAAAACAACTGCTGGACACGGATCTAGTCCGTTTATTGTATCGATTGAACCTTGACCGGTATTGCTTACACTACCCATTCTTCCGAAAATAACTTTGGGTTCTCCATATCTATAATTCCAATCATTTACATAAAACCAAATTGAATACGCAAAGTTATTCGAATTATTACTTGTTGTCAAACTCGACGGACTAATTATGGACGGGGTTTGTCCACTAACCATTCCGCTTTGTAACGTGTTTACATCCTTAATTAAGTATCTAAATAACAAAACAAGTAATACTATAATTATAACTGTTAAAATAATACTTTGAGCGTTCATATATTATATATTTAGAATTTATCTATAATTATTAATATTTAATTTATAGGTGGAGATTTATCTTTAACCATATTATATAAATATGAAATACTAATGGCATTTAATGGTTTTTTAAAATACACGAGATTACAAATTCCACCACTAATACCCCTATCACTTCCTACAACTAAGTTGTCTAGTGTCATATACGGAACTACTTCTATCGCGGATTTAACTAATTTTCCATTTAAAAATACATCTAAAGTTCCATTACTATAATTGATTGTCATATTATTCCATTTTTGTAATAATATATTATTTTGTCTATAAATAATTCTATTTCCGGTATCGTCGAAATCTAACACTGTGTTGTTAAGTTCTTGTAATCCTTTTTGTTCTGTTGTTATCATTAACGTATTAGTGTTTGGATTATATAATATGTTTGGTTTATTACCATAATTAAGTATTGATGTAAATTTATTATAATTTGAATTCGTGCTTGGAGGAAACGAATGAATAAAAAACCAAAATGAAATGCCATACTGGTATTCGAATGATGGTGACCCATTTAATTTTTCATATGATGAGATAACCCGACTTATGTTTGTATCAATCGTGTCTGTTATAAATTGTTTTCCTCCTTGTATGCTAATCTTTTGAATTAAAACAGGTATAACAAAATACAACGTAATTATAGTACTTATAATTATTAGTATTATTATTGAAACTCGCGATGTTCTATAATATTCATGACGCATAAAACGTGTTATTTCATAAATACGATTTTTTAAATATATCACGGTTTCAGAGTCTTCTCTTCCGGCACGTTTTAATAAATCAAAAAACCCTAACAATTTCAGTAAGTTGTAAACTATAAACATTACACAGACACTTAAAATTATAGTTAAAATAAAGATAACCGCATAATTTACCGAATTATAATAATATTGTATTAAATATATACAAAATAACAACAAACAAATAAATCCAACTATTATTAAAAGCGGGCGAAACATTAATTTTGTATCTATTTTTGGGTTATTATCCATATAATAATACCCATAAATTAAATATTATTTTTTACATATTTTCCATTGATGTTTTTTTTCCGTGACATTCTCTACATAAAGCAATTAAATTATTTACATCATTACCTCCCCCATGTTCTAATCTAATTTTGTGGTCCACCTCAAACCACGCATTTAATTGAGAATTACATTCTCCACACTTCCAATGTTGATTTGAAGCCACATACTTTTTCTTTGTTTCGCTTACACATCGTTTTGTCGCCATTTTTCCGGAATTTAATATTCGTTGTTCTCCTCCTGTCTGACCGTTTGGTTGGTAATTTGAGGTTAAATCAATTATTGGTGAAAATAAATCCATCGACGATTTATTTATCGGCATATATTTTATCATATTATTCGCACAAACTAACATGTTTTTACCTTGGGTTGGGTTTCTTTTCATTAATACATAAATACCAATACCAATAACGGCAAAAAATGCCATCTGGTAATACTTTTTCCAAGTCATCATCATTTTTGTATATTTGCCATCATGATATGTATTATAAATTAAAAAAGAAGTAATCCCAAATATAAATATTTCAAATCTCATTATACTATAACATTATTTATTTTTTGGATGATTTTGATTTTGTCTTTTTACTTTTATCTATTCTGTTAGTGCCAGGCGTCATTTTACTTAACCTTCTACTCTTATTGGAAAGTTTACTTTTATTCGATTTTAGTTTTTTAGTTTTTTGTGATCTTATTCGTGAACTAGTATTTGTTCGTGAACTAGTATTAGGTAGTGAAGTAGTAACAGGGGTGTATAATTTAGGTTCGTGTGATTTTATTATATTATTTGGATTAAACCCCGATTCAATTAATTTACTAAATAAACCATTTATTTGGTGTAAATCATCCAGTAAGGTGTTAACGTTAATTTGTGTCGTTGATGTATTGTATAAATGAGTAACAAATATATATTTAAATTGGTCGCGTATTTCTTTGACGCACGATAACATATACGGCGTAAGTTGTTGACTATATTTATATATTAGTGGATGAACCATCTCTAAAAAAGGAAAATATATCATAACAAATCCCCATATATCAAGGTTATGTTTGTATATAGTATTTAAATACTCTATTAACCACTTGTTATTAAATTTTTTTGGGTATTTTAAATAGTCTATTAACCAGTGATTCTTATATTTTTGTGGGTCTTTTAAATATAAAAATATAATGCTAGCGTTATAATTTATAATTATATTTTCATATTCTGATTTCGAGTCAAACATGATATAAAATATATATTGAATATACGAATAATGACCAGGTCGTCGTTTTATTGTTTTTTCCAAATATGTTTTCATAAATTCTTCGCAATTTACTAATGATTTATTAATTGGCGTTTCATAAACAAACTTATTTAAATCTTGTTGAAACGTATTCGAAAACATTATATTTGAAAACGGAACATTAAACTGAATTGGTCTATTAGTCCATTCATTTGGAATACTTGTCTGAACAGAATATATTACCGTTAATCCCCAATCAATTAATTTTGCTTTTAATGTTGTTTCTTTTACATTAACTAATACGTTTGATTCTTTAACATCTCCATGATAAATCTCTAATTTATTCATAGGTATAATTCCATTTAATAATAAATTACTTAATGAATTTAATAAAGGAATAGTAGTGTCTGAGATTAGATATTTATCTACATATTTACTTATCGTGATTCCTCCATATATCATATTTATAATTTTATATTTATACAATTCGTTATTTAATATGGTTGCTTTATTCACATTAGACGAAGATACTTGTGATTTTGATATAGATTCAATAACACCGTTACATTTCTCATCAACACCAATTAGGTCTTTACTTGTTATTTTATGCGGTTTACATAATTCGATATCATCGATAATAAAAAAGTCCGAATAATTAGGTATCTTTTTTAAAAAAGGCGTTATTAATTTAATTTCTTCATATTCTTCATTCGCGTGTCTAATATTTAATAATTTTGATATTTTATTTTTACTTCTTTTTGTGGTGTTTTCGCATTTTAATGCCGGATAAAACACACAACCAAATCCACCAGCGCCGATTGCTTTACCACCTAACGTTTTGTCTTCCATATATAATGACGCAATATTTATTTATCGTAAAAATAATAAATACTAAATACAATGCCTATAATTATAAAAATATAAACCATTTTCTGTTTTATTTTATTAAACTCATACAATTTTATTCCCGTTGGTTTATATTTATCATAATAATTTATATAAAATTCATTTAACGGAATTATCGGTTTTTCCAGTTTTTCATTTACTTTATTATGAATAAAATGCATCCATCTAATAAATGAATCACGGTTATCCAAATAAGGAGCTACCGGATAATTACTAATTAATTTACTAAACTCATTTGAGATTTTCTCACACGGTATAAATAACGGAAAATTATTTATTAATTCATAATATTTTTTTTTTGTAATTGCGTTTGGATGATTTGGATACGTGATTGATATTGTATGTAAGAACCCCCAATACCATTTACCCCAAACACCAGGATTTAGTTCCATTTACATAAAATAATATAAAAAGATTTACATTTTAACATATAACTAATAAATGAATACTCTCTGTAATAATTGTAATAAAAACGGTCATTTATTCCATAATTGTAGATTACCCATAACTAGTTATGGTATAATATTGTTTAGGAGAAGCAAGAAGGGAAACCAATTTTTAATGATACGCAGAAAAGATACTTTTGGATATATTGATTTTGTTAGAGGAAAATATTCACCTTATAATGTCGAACACGTTCAAAATATTGTTAACGAAATGTCAACACAAGAAAAGTCCAGAATATTAACTTCAACATTTGACCAATTATGGAAACTCATGTGGGGGGAAATTTTAAATACGCAATACCGGAATGAAGAAATCCTTTCTGGTAAAAAATTCGATATTATCAAAAACGGGTTTTTATTTAATACCACTAATATAACATTGGATTATTTCATACAAAATAGTTCAACTAATTGGACCGAAACCGAATGGGAATTTCCAAAGGGAAGACGCAATTATCAAGAAAAAGATTTAGATTGTGCGCTTAGAGAATTCGAAGAAGAAACCGGAATATTAAAAGAACATATTCATATTATTGAAAATATTATGCCGTTTGAAGAAACATTTATAGGGACAAACTATAAATCATATAAACATAAATATTTTTTGGCATACATAAATAATGATGGGGACGAGAATCTATTAAATTACCAAGAAGCAGAAGTAAGCAAAATGGAATGGAAAACAATTGACGAATGTGTTGAATCCATAAGACCATATAATTTAGAAAAAAAACAACTAATATTAAATATTAATAAATTATTAGAAGAATATAGATTATATTATTAGTATATAATATTAGATGTTTAAAAATAATGAAAATACGTATGAAAGTAATAACAAATTACTACAAAAAGAAATCTCAGAACACGATTATCTTGAAAATGACGTTCCTAATACTAACAACACATTATACCCAAATTTAAACGACCCGAATTTTAATATAAAAATAGCGCTAAAAAAGGAATTCAATGATACCAAATATGACGGAACCATTTATACAGATATTAAAGCACAATCAGATTTATTAAGTAATGCCGAGTTTGAATTATCTCCGCATCAAGCATTCGTAAGAAATTTTCTTTCTTTTCAAACCCCATATAATAGTTTATTATTATATCACGGATTAGGAAGTGGAAAAACGTGTTCGGCAATTGGGGTTTCCGAAGAAATGCGAGATTATTTAAAACAAACAGGTATTTCCAAAAGAATTATTATTGTTGCTTCTGAAAACGTCCAAGATAATTTTAAATTACAAATATTCGATGAAAGAAAACTAAAAAAAAATAATGGAATATGGAACATTACCGGTTGTGTCGGAAATAAATTACTGAAAGAAATAAACCCAACTAATATGTCTGGTTTAACTCGACAACAAATTATATCACAAATTAACATACTTATCAATAACTCATATTTATTTTTAGGATACGGTCAATTTGCCAATTATATCATTAAAACTGCCGGAGTGGATGATACAAACTATAAAAATGCTGCCGATAAAAATAAAATCATGATTCGTAATTTAAAAAAAGAATTTAACAATAGATTAATTATTATCGATGAAATCCATAATATTCGTATGACGGAAGATAACGAAAATAAAAAGGTTGCTATTAATTTAGAACTTCTTGTTAAATACGCAGACAATTTAAGATTGCTTTTATTATCTGCGACTCCAATGTATAATAGTTATAAAGAAATTGTATGGTTATTAAATTTAATGAATATGAATGATAACCGAAGCACGTTTGAACTAAAAGATGTTTTCGATAAAAACGGGAATTTAACACCTAACGGAGAGGACATATTAATAAGAAAAGCAACGGGATACGTATCATTTGTTCGCGGTGAAAATCCATACACTTTTCCGTATAGAGTATATCCAGACATATTTTCTATAGATAATACATTTAAAAATCCAAAGAATGTTTACCCCAAATACCAAATGAATGAAAAACCTATTTTACCGGAAGACCATCTAAAAATAATTAATGTGTATTTATCAAATATCGGAGAATATCAATCTTATGGATATAACTATATTATTAATTATTTAAAAAATTCAAAGAACGTAATGGTATCTAATAATGACGGCAAAAAACAAGTATCCGCATTTGAAAATATGGAGTCCTTCGGTTACACCATATTACAAAAACCGTTAGAATCGCTTATTATTGTTTATCCGTATGACGGATTAGAAACCATTAACTTACTTACTAATTCAATGTCATCTCCAAGAGAACAAACTGCCGGAGCAAATAAATACAAAAACGCAGATAATGATATTTATATAAACCCAAATATTTTAACAGGAAGAACTGGGTTAGAACGAGTATTCAAATTTACAAATACTATTACACCGCCATTTAAAGGTAATTTTGAATATAAACCCGAAATTGAAAAGAAATATGGACGCATTTTTGCGAGTGACCAAATTGGTAAATATAGTTACAAAATAAAAAATATTTTAGATTCTATTTATTCTACACAAGATAATAATATAATTGTATCCGACGGCATAATCTTAGTTTATTCCCAATATATTTATGGAGGGTTAATTCCGTTAGCACTTGCTTTAGAAGAAATGGGATTTACACGGTTTTCAACCGCATCCTATAAATCAAACCAACTATTTAAAGAACGCAAAACGCCTCCTATTGATGTAAGAACCATGAGACCTAAACAACAAAATCAGTCTGATTTTATGCCGGCAAGGTATATTATGATAACCGGCGACTTAGCACTTTCGCCAAACAACGACTCATATGTAAAAATGGTAACTAATGAAAATAATAAAGACGGACATCAAATTAAGGTTATTTTAATATCTAAATCTGGTTCTGAAGGTATTGATTTAAAATTTATTCGTCAAGTTCATATTTTGGAACCATGGTATAACATGAATCGTATCGAACAAATTATTGGAAGAGCAGTTCGTAATTTTAGTCATAAAGATTTACCATTTGAGAAAAGAAATGTCCAGATTTTTATGTATGCGACTTTACTCGAAAATAAAGAAGAGGAATCTGCCGACCTTTACGTTTATAGAGTTGCCGAAGTTAAATCCGTTCAAATTGGACGCGTAAGTAGAATATTAAAAGAAGTATCGGTTGATTGTATTATTAATCACGACCAAACGAATTTTACCCAAGAAATCTTTTCAAAAAATGTAGATATAAATATTACACAATTATTATCGAATGGTCTTGTTATATACGATTTTAAAATAGGCGATGCTCCATATTCTGCGGCGTGTGATTATATGGAAAATTGCGAATATAAGTGTCGCCCCAACAAACAAATCGACCAAGATAATTTAAATAAAGATACTTATAATGAAAGTTATATTATTACAAATACTGAAAGAATAATCCAAAAAATAAAATTACTTATGAAAGAAGGGTTCTTTTATAAAAAACAACAGTTATTACAATTAATTAATATTCCGAAAAAATACCCATTAGACCAAATATATTACGCATTAACTCAATTGGTTGAAAATAAGAACGAATCCATTTTGGATAAATACGGTAGAGTTGGACACCTAATAAATATCGGAGAATATTATTTATTTCAACCTAATGAACTTAATTATGAAAACATTTCTATCTTTGACAGAAGTGTTCCAATAGATTTTAAACATTCCTTTATAAATTTTGAAATTAACAAGGATGTTGCCAAAAACAAAGACGCAATCGAAGAAACCGGAGATATTCTAGATATTCATCAACACGCCAAAAATATATTAAATGAATCACGTATTAATTTTAATTTAGCGCTAGAATTTAGAGATAAAGAACAGTTAAACCAAGAAAAAACAGAATATACCACAAAAACAGAATATACCACAAAAACAGAATATACCACAAAAACAGAGTATGCTATTCAAAGAGGCGATGATAACTGGTATAAACATTACGGGAAAATTATGGTTGCTTTAAATAAGCAACAAAATATCACGTATGATGATTTAATTGAAATGTTGGTCCAACACATATGCGACATATTATTATTTAATGAAACATTACACATATTAAATTATATATATTCTTTAACTGTTATAGAAGACGGAAGTTTCGAATATTTGGTAAAAGAATATTTCATTAAAAATAGTATTACTATCGCAATTCGCCAACAATCAATGACGTGTCTTTTACTATGTAATGAAAATACCCCTGGTATTGAAAGTATTTTAATATTTAATACTAACGATAATACCTGGAATGAGGTTGAACCTGAAGAGAAAAACGAAATATTACTTAATAGCGAGATACAAAATAAATGGATAATAAATAAAAATAAACTTAATAAAATAATCGGGTTTATAAGCAGTGATAATAAAAACAAATATAAAGTTTTTAAAACAAAGGATACAACCGTTAATAGAAATAGCGGCGCTAGATGTGATGAAGCAGGTAAAGCAAAAACTATTAAATTATTAAATGAGATCGTTGGGTCTGATTGGCTTAATAAAGAAAATACTAAAAAATTAGTTCAGGTTGATTTATGTATAATTGAAGAAATATTATTGAGAATTTTAAATAAAAATAAGAAGGATAACAAAATATGGTTTTTAGATTCGAATATCGCGACATTTAATAAAATATAAAATTGAAATTAATTTAAGTTAAAAGATTATATGCATATAAATTATAAGAATGAAATCAACACAATCCAAAAGTAAAAGAAGAGAGCAGAAAATATTAAATGTTTATTCCAGATGTTTAATTACCAGGAATGTAGTTTTGCCAATAACAAATATTGGCAAAAATATTAATCAAACGATTGAAAATGTAATCACTTCTAATTATGAGGGTATATGTTTAGTTGAGGGATACATTAAAAGAGGTTCAGCAAAGGTTGTATCATACTCCAGCGGACTAATCGAAAGAGGAAATAATATTTCATTTGAGGTTGTCTTTGAATGTGAAGTATGTTTTCCTGTTGAGGGAACCATAATATCGTGTGTTGCTACAAATATTACTAAAGCAGGAATTAAAGCAGATAGTGCCGATGAATTACCGTCACCTATTGTTGTGTTTATTGCGCGAGACCATCATTATAATGTTTCTCAATTTTCAAACATTTCTGAGGGAACAAAATTTAACGCAAGAATTATCGGGCAAAGGTTTGAATTAAATGATAAATGTATTTCGGTAATTGCCGAATTAGTTCAACCCAAAATGTAACGTAGTTTATTTTAGTTATAGTTATAATAATATAAAAACATTAGAAACATTAAATATAATATGAATATTAACGAAACAGATTATAGTGAAGGAGAACTTAATTTTATTAGAGAAATAATCGAATCAATGAACAAATTTAACCAGATTGAAATTTTGCGTATTTTACACAAACATTCCATTACTTTAAATGAAAATAGATACGGTGTTCATATAAATTTGAGCGAATTAAAAAAAGAAATAATTGACGACTTACAAAATTATATTAATTATGTCAACACACAAGAAATAACATTACACCAAGTTGAAAAACAAAAAGAAACCTTTAAAAATATATACTTTACAAAAGATAATAAAGAAATAAAATAATAAATATTAATATGTATAACAGACCACATTATAAGCAACAACATAAGCGTAATGCTAACCCAATTGCGTGTCAACCAATAAATTATAATAATGTATTATTTGATTTACATGATTTTATGTTAAACAGTAAAACCATCGTAAATTCATTAAGTAATAGATTATTAACTGAACATAAAAAAATTGTGAAACCGCTGCCATCTGTATTTAAACCTCAAATTAAATTGCCTGCTAAAATTGAAGACCCAAGTATTTTTATACCAAAACAAACCGATTCATTATTTGTTTGTTTTTATAAAATCATAAATAAAGATTTTTCTAATGAAAATATTACGTTTACATTAGAAAAAAATATTAAAATCGAATATGTTGATAAATTGCGTAAAAATAAACCCCTTTTAAAAAAAAATAAATTTGCGTCTATTACACACATAGAAAACCAATTAGTGAATGAAAACAAAATAGATATTAATACTTTTTTAACATTATGTGTTATTGAAAATATTAATATAATCTACATTCATAATAAAAAATATTACGAGTTAATTAATACAGACCCTCAGGGTGATACCCATATTATTCATTTTTTAGATAAACTTACAAAATATGGATATGAAGGATATTGTATAGACAAAATAACACATTACAAATCAACCTTATTTAAGGTTGATAACATAAACAACCCTCTAAGGTCAATTTCTTATTATAAACACCAAGATTTAATTGATATCTGTAATAAATTAGCAATTGATACAAAAACCGAGACAAATAAAAATAAACTAAAAAAGGATTTATACGAGTTAATAATTAAATCATTATAAAAAATTGAATAACAATATAAAAATATGTATTATAATATATATAATGATGAATAATAAAAATAAAAGAAACATAAATACTTCAGTTGAAGAAATGGAGAAATCTGAGTTTAATGAACCACCCCCAGATTTACCTCAAGATGTCGATGCCGATGCCGATACTGAATTTATTTCTAGAAAACAAAATAACGTAAAGGTGTTACCTCCGCCAGTTCAATTTGAAAATATGGTAAAACAATATTATAATTTAAAACCTTATACCAGTAATGGTTTAATGAGTCCAGAATTAGAAGTAAGATTTGGAACCCGAGGAATAAAACCCCTGAGCAAAATAGACTATGATGATGTAATTCAAATGTTAAAACATCGAGGATTTACTACAAAATCCGATTTGGGTTATAATAGTTTACGCATTCAAACTGAATATTTAGACGCAAAAACCGGAAATTTTAAGATGTCTCCGAATATAAGAGCAGAAATTGAAGGAAGTCATAATATTGAAGATTATTGTAAAAATAACGATATCGAAAAAATCATAAAAACTAATTTAAGTAGCGTAAAATTTACCAAAAAATCTTTTGTTAAAGATAAAAATGGCGAAATATTACGACCTGTAAATATGGATGATTTTAACTTTAGAGTTTCATTACAAAACGAAACAGTTACGAATGGTCTTAATGGTGTAAATAAATATATTATTAAAAATTGGAAAAAAACGAAAAAAACGTTTCGATACATTAATAGAGTTACGTTTCAACATCCAGATTATCCGATTTTAGTTGATATTAGTATCGTAAAGAATTCATTAAAAGAAGGAAAAGTGTTTAAACTATTTAACACTGCGGATGAATCCGGGGTATTTACAAACCCGTCTTCATACGAGATTGAATTAGAAGTAAATAACGCAGCAGTTGGACCAGAAACCAATTTTAATGACGATAGTTATATTTTAACTGAATTAAGAAACGTCATTAAAATAATTTTATCCGGATTACAACACACAAATTATCCGGTTTCTTATCCTGAACAAAACGAAGTTCTTAAATCATACATGTCACTTCTTCATAAATCTAATTATAACCCAGACAAAAGAATTTATAATAGTGATTTTATTGGTCCTTCTTCGTATACTTTACAAATGATGAATGTTGCCGAATTACTTGAAAACTCAAACATTCCAAATATTAGAAATAATTATACAGTTACTGAAAAGGCTGATGGAGATAGACATTTATTATTCATTAATTCTAATGGACGTATTTATTTAATAAATACAAATATGAACGTTATATTTACTGGAGCTATTACCAAAATTAAAGAATATTTTAATTCTTTACTTGATGGGGAACTCATTTTAACGGATTCAAACGGGGAATTTATAAACTTATTTGCCGCGTTCGATATTTATTACATTAACAAAAATGATGTTAGACCATATTCATTTATGCCAGGAAGTCCCGAAAAAGACACTTCTAAATGTAGATACCCATTATTAAAAAACTTAATAACAAAATTAACCCCCGTATCCGTGGAACATCCAGAAAAAAATAATATGTCTCCTATTCGAATATCTGCTAAAAAGTTTTATCCAAGTAATCCAGAAAAAAATAATATTTTCGAGGCGTGTAATGAACTTATCACCAAATTTAAAAATAACCTATTTGAATATAATACCGACGGTTTGATATTTACACCCGCATTTATGGGGGTCGGTTCAGATACAATTGGGAAAGCAGGTCCACTAACAAAAAATACATGGGAACATTCATTTAAATGGAAACCTCCTGAATATAATACCATTGATTTCTTAGTTAGCACTGTAAAAGCAACTAACGGTAACGATTTAATTACTCCTATTTATGAAGATGGACTTAATACAACCTCAAACACTCAACTTTCAGAATATAAACAAATTGTATTAATGTGCACTTTTATTAAAAAAAAACACGGGTATATGAATCCGTGTCAAGATGTAATTGATGATAACGTTTCAGAATATTTAAACATTGAAGAAGACAACGCTAATACTAAATCGGAGTATAAAGCAGAACCCGTTCAATTTTACCCAACCAATCCATATGACCCCACAGCAGGTCTTTGTAATATTATGTTAAAACCGTTTAATAATACAAAAGAAATGATTTCTGAAGAAAACGACCTAATTACAGATAATATGATTGTTGAGTTTAGGTATGATTTAAATAAAGAATCAGGATGGAGATGGGTTCCTTTACGTGTAAGATACGATAAAACTGCCGACTTCTTACAACATAATTCAAATTTTGGTAATGCGTATCACGTAGCCAACAGTAATTGGCAAACTATAAATAACCCAATTACTGAAGATATGATATGTACCGGTCTAAATATTCCAAACATGTTTGTAAATGACGACGTATATTATAATAGTGTTGTGGGTGTTTCCAAAACAAGGTCATTAAGAGATTTTCATAATTTATACGTAAAAAAAACATTAATAACTGCTGTTTCTAAAAAAGGAGACACTTTAATTGATTTTGCCTGTGGAAAAGCAGGAGATTTATCAAAGTGGATTAGTGCTAAATTATCATTCGTTTTTGGTATTGATATATCAAAAGATAATTTAGAAAATAAATTAGATGGTGCCTGTGCTAGATATCTAAATAACCGCAAAAAAATTAAACATATGCCATATGCTTTATTTGTTAATGGAAATAGCGCGAACAATATTAAAAATGGAGACGCAATGCTAAATGATAAAGCAAAACAAATAACCAAAGCAGTTTTTGGTATGGGGGTAAAGAATGAGGATACATTAGGCAAAGGCGTGTTTAGACAATTCGGGAAAGGACAAGAAGGGTTTCAAGTTGCCTCCTGTCAATTCGCATTACACTACTTTTTCGAAAGTATCGATACATTTAAAGGATTCTTAAAAAATGTC